GCTCCGGTATCACTACCTTGGATTTGACTGTCAGGTTCTGTAAAGTAAACATAGTTTACACTGGTCTTTGCATCAGGCTCGACTTTTTCAACTACGTCATTAAACTGCCCAGACTTGATTGCATCGTTTAGATCAGTCCAACGGAAACTATTATCACCACGCAATGCATTTACCGCATGAACTACATCTTCGGCTGACTTACGAGGAATAAGTCCGGTGTTTATTAGTTCTTCTCTCATTGAGACAAGAACATTCATGATATCTGCATAACCGTGTGCGTCGGCTAAATCTTCATGATTGACATCTTGTGAGCCATCTAGGTCCTCACGAATGATTTCTCTTATACGCATATTAACGGCGCTCGCGTCCTAATTCTGGTTCAGCATTTGCAGGCTCAGCATCCATATCTGTGTCTAGATCACTTTCTGGACCAGCCATATCAGCAGCGCCCATGCCCATATCTGCACCACCTAGGCCAGCATCGGCACCCATGCCCATATCCATACCGCCGCCCATACCAGGAGCTTGGTCGCCGGCTAGTTGTAGTACTGCTTGTTCTGCTTGGTCTTTGCCACTAGATGCAGCTTGATATAATGTGTCTAATACACCCTTAATTGAAGTTTTAAATGCTTCACTTTGTTCCATGCCAATTTGGTCACGTATTGATCCAACCAGTGCTGGCAATTGTTCGTTTTGCATTTTACCAATACGCTCAACCATGTCTTGCATACTGTCAACGATATCTTGTGCAGCCAGTTTAGCCTCGCTTGCACCAATCTCGCTTTCAAATAAACCTTCTTCGCTATTAAGCCATTTTGATAGTCCTTCTTTGACTAGCATTAGCTCAACATACTTGGGATTCTTTTCCACTGTATGTGCACCATAGCTTTTGCGAATACTTTGCATATCTTCGCTGATAGCTTGGTGTAATCTTTTTGCTTTAGCGTAAGATAAATTATCGTAATCAATTGAAAACCCAAAGCGGCTTTCCATTACTTTGTTAATTTTTCGAGGTGTTATCTCGGTATGCATTTCAGTGAGTCTCATATTATAAATCCCATATTTTATTATATTTAGCAGTTAGATAGATTTTTGATATTTCAATTCGGGCCTGTTCTAGCGTTTTCTCGGCTATTTCTAGCCTAGCTTGCCTGATATCTATAGTATCATAATCTTTCTGTATCTGCGCCTTGGTAATACGATTTCTCCAGGCCTGGATATCTGCATAATTTTTATTTATTTCAGTATCCAACTTTAGAATTGTATCTGCGGTTTTGTAGTGGCGCTTGAGCGTATAAATTGCATAAAGTACTGCGCTACGCTTATCTTCAAAGGTGTGTACCAATCCTTGTTCTGTTGCTACATCACATTTTTTATTTTTGTAGACTCGCAATACAAATGTGCCAATTTTATACCCAGATTTAATAGGGATACAAATTGGCAATTGTGAGGTTTGTATTTTACGTAATTCTGTCTTGGTCCAGTGCTGGATATAATCGGCGGCCGAGTCAACAAACTTGCTAACTTCTTGGGGCATATTATCTTTAACGGGTTTTTTTCTTGTATGTTGTTTGGCCATTTTCAGTACGGCGATATAAAATATCTTGTGCCGTTAGTTGACGTGCTACTTCTTGCTCGCGTTCATTGAGTTTATTTTTGAATATCGTAGGTTCAACATCAAATCTATTTAATAGATCTGCTTGCTCATTATTAATTGGCATTTGTATTTTGTTGAGTAGTTCTACGTAGCGCATACTTTATTTAGTAGCGATGTGTACACCCAACGTGATTAATCCGGTGATTAGAACCCCGATTATTGTGGTTCCGATTGTGACTAGAGTTTTGTACTGACTGCTGTCTTGATTGCTCAATGTTGTTTTGATATCCACAAGATGGTTCTCAACCTTGTCCATACGGTCTTCTAGACTGTTTAGTTTATTTTCCAAACTGTTATACCTTTCAGCACATAACTCTACGTGCGCCTCTAGGCTTTTCTTTTCAATATTGGTTCCGGCCATTATGTTTCTCGTGGTTATTCGACGCTTCTAACGTGTGCCTTGATGTGTGCCGTAAAGTGAGCCTAAGTGGTGCCTGAGCATCTAGAGTATTTATTGCTCGGCGTGTTGAACGAAATATACGTTTTTAATTGCGCCGTAAGGATAAAAGATAGGTAGCATAAATCTGCCTGTTTCTCCAAGTCCTGTAATGATTGGTACTTGTTCGAAATCTTGCAACAGTCCACCAAGTGGTTTATTGGGCAAATCATAAACATCAGATTTTTCTGTTGCCCATGTCCAATGCCATACTGTATGATTGCCTTCAAAGTAGTCGCCAAACTTTAACACATCAGTAGGCACTTCTTGATAAATTTTAGGCTCTTTTATGTGCAGGGGTTGTGTACGCAAACTCATACATTGTAGTACTGTTTCCCAATTGCGTTGTTGGTTACGTTTGATGTCATCAGGATTGACGCTACGTATTACATGAGTTGGAGTAATATCAACTAATGTGTAACCAGTAAAAAATTGTAATCCTGTGTTGCTCATAGTGTATTTAGCAGCCAAGAAAAAAGGCACAAAAATGTGCCTTCATTCTTAGTTTAAAAACTATTAAGCTAGTTTGAAACCGCTTGATGTTACGCTAATACCAGCAGCCCAAATGTTACCAGCAACACCAATGTTACCAGCGCTGTTTAGAGCTTGTAAACGTGTTGTTAGTGCTGTTGCAACTGTAGTTGGTGAATTGTTTGTACCAGCAGTAGTAGCAGAACCTTGAGCCCCTGCACCTGATGCTTCTAACAATACAGAAATTTGGTTGCTTGTTGTTCCACCAGTTGTTTCAACTTGGTACATAACGATTGTAGAGTCAACCCCAATGCTACGTAGAATTGTTTCTACTGCACCACCAGTTACTGTTTCTAGAGCAACGTTACCTGCTGAACTAGTTGCAGTAATTTTGAATGCCATTGGAGGCTTTGTTAAACCTGTAGCAATAATTGCACCAGTACCGATGCTGTTTAGGTTGTTATCAACGTTAACAATACCGTTTGAATCACCTGTGTATCTTGTCTGAATAGCCATTTTGTTTTCCTTTTAAAATAATGAGTTCATCTAGAACTACATGCATTTATTTAGTTCTTTTTTAAAAAACTTGGGCAATTACTTGTTAAAATGCGCCTTGCCAAATACACCGCGATTTACTAGTTTTATTAGTCCCACGCCTTTAGCGTCAACTACAAAGCCCTCCCCAGCTCGTTTGCCGTTGGTCCACTGCTCAAATCCAGTTACTTGTTTTTCAAGTTGATCTGCTAGTGATACTTTGTACTGATAAATGGCATTCCATGTATCCTGTAATGCTTTATATCCATCAGCATTGTTTTCTAAGTAACCTGGCACTGTTTCGCCGTTGGCATCTTGATAGCCAAGTAGACTTTTGATTTGCTTTCCGCTTATTTTATTCTTTGGATCACGTAGGTAATCCCCAACATCAAGTTGAGTTTGGCCTGTAATTTTACGATTAAAGTAGGTTTTTAGTGCGGCTTGTGCAACTCCATCCATGCCTTTTAAAAATTGCTCTGCGGCTTGTGCTACAGGACCATTAACTGCCGCTTCTGCTTTTTTTCTTAAATTTACAGGATCGGCTAGAGCAAAATTTATTCCAGCCTTGGGTGCAATAATTGCTACGTTACTGTTGTTTGCTAGTCCAGTTTTGCCATCCCAAGGAGCACCGTCTCGTTGATGTACGACTAGTACTGCAACTTTTCCCTTGATAATTTGACCTATAGGACTACTTGGAGGAATACGATATGTAACTGTAGTAGGCTGGAATTCGTACATACCATTGACTAGTGGCAATGCTTTTCCATTACTACTTACTGCCATCAAGTCACCTTTATATGTGCCCGGGGCAATTACTGAGGCTTCTAGTCCTTTCCATATTGTTTGTATCTTTGCATACAAATCATTACGATTGGCCCCACGTGCTTGATCGTATTCAACCCACTGTTCGGGACTAGTAGGATAAACTCCTTTTTTAGGCATATACTTGTCTGCACAGAAAAATTTTCCCTGTGCATTGCGCCCAAATATTAATGCTATACCACCATCCCATTTGATGCTGATACTGCCGGGATCTTTAATTACTTCTGCCATTCCAGCAACGTACTTTTTTGCTTCTTGTACACCATCAAATATAGTATCTTCGGGATGTGGGATGCGTGGGCCTTCTTCTGCAGCAGCTTCAAATAAACTTTGAATAAAGTTTAATTTCATAGAGTTTTCATCCAGGCAGCAGTATGTATAGGTGCAGTCTCGGGCAATTGTATATTATCATGTGCTAATGTTTCGCGTGCCTTGGCAACCAATTGTTCATAGTCAGGACGTTTGCTAATAGCTTCAATAATGTCGTCGGCAGTATTAAGTTTACTAATGGGTATTCCAGTTAATTTGCTTAATGTACGTGGATCTTTCCCGCCTTCAATGGTTGTTGGCTTTTTGGGATTAACGCTCTTGTCAATAATACCGTTTTTGTAACTCCAAGTATAATTGGGGTTAATTGCAGAAACAATACTTGCAAGTATAATGTGTCGTGCCATGCCTTTGTATGGACTATTCTCACGCCCACCTTTCATAGCAAATGCTTGCCACTTGGGATCGCCAAACATAAAGTCAGTTTGTGCAAAGCCATTTTTAACATCGCCATTGATAGGAGTTTTGAAGTGTACACTATCTCCGCTCATTGCAACCCAGCCATCTCTAAAGTCTTTTCGGTTTTCAATTTGCTCTTGAGGAATACCCTGTTGCAAACACCATTTGATTAGTATTGCTTTTAATTCTTCTTTGGTAATAGATTTATCATCAACGCTTAGGTCCAAGTCGCCACTGCTACCTGGTTCTTTTTCTGTGCCTTTTTTACGTCCGGTTGTGCCTAACCATTTAGTAGGATAACCTTCTTTGTCTTTTTCTTGAGTAAAGTCTAAACCAGTAATTTTCTCTAACCAACTTATGGTACTAGGAATCTCAGTGGTCATAATACGTCTAGCAACTTGATTGCCCTCTGCATCTTTAAAAACATTTTGGCTTTCTGTTAATTGTTCTCGTGCTTCTTGCAACTTCATCTTACGCCATAGTATGTCGGCTAGATCAATACCTTCGTTGGTACTGCCAGGTGTTGCTGGTGCTTTGGCTTTTGCAGTGTTGGCTTTGATTCGTTTCATCATTGCACTACGTGCGGCACGCCCACCTTGTTTTGCCTGGGGTTGTGCAACAGGCGCTGGCGTTGGTTGGGTTGTTGCAGGCGCTGCTGGGTTACGATTATTTTTCCAAACTGCAGGAGGCTCTGCAGTTTGTGGTTGTGGAGCAGTTTGTGGTTGTGCTTGTGGCACTGACTTTGTTGGCGATTGAGGAATACTTTGGTCGTGTTGTTTACTCAAAAATTCTTGGAAGCTTTCGTGCGGTACTTTTCCTGTAGCCAAGTGACTCCATTGGCCATTGTCATTTAATCCGTAGTCTTTGTTTTGATACTTTATAATAATAGGTTCTTGACTAACAATCTGCACTCCTGGTGCCATGTCATGCTTCTCAACATCTTTAGCACCGTGTGCGGCATTACCTTGTGCAACAACACCTTGTTGTCCACCTTGTGGCGTTTGTGTAGCGCCACCTGCATTGGGTGCGCCTGAGTAGCCCAAATCTCGAGTTTTCCAAATTCCGGCGTATTTTTTAATATACGCTTGTACTCCAGCTGGAGTCATGTTTGGAGGTAGGTCAACTTCTTCAGGATTTAGAACTACACCTTTGCCTTCAGTGCCATTTTTAAAATGATTTGCCACATAGTTTTGTAATGCCTCGTGATCATCCTTTAAGCTGGGATTTAGTTTTACCAGTTGATTCCAACGATCGGTGCTGATTTTAACCAACTGATCAAAGTTCTTGTCGTCTTGACTTTTTCCAAATCCAAAAATTTCAGTTATTTTCACTTTTCCACTCTCCCAATTCCGCGTTTGAATTTTGAAGGATCTTGTGTACGTATACTGTTTACTAGTCTACGTTCCAACTCCTCGGCCTGCTCGGGTTCGTAGTTTTCACGTATGTAATTGATAAGGTTAATTGCGCCCTGTATCACGTGGCTAGCACGTGATTCCACTAAACTTCCACGGTCTCGTTGTGTAAGTAGCGTATCTAATTCGTCTAAAATACTGCGAGCTCGCTTTTGCAAGATTTCACTCCAATTTATGTTATATTTATATGATTCCGCAAACATCATCACAGATGACTAAACGACCAGATTCATAAGTTTTCGCATCCCAACAAGCTTCAATATTAGAAAACCACTCAATACATTCACTTAGGGTATATTTTAATGCATTATTTTTACTAATTAAAGGGACCAGTTGTGCATTTGCGGCTTGGTGATACTGCCCGGCACCATAGGTTTTAGGGTAAAATCCAGTAAAACAACAAGGGCTCACATCACCGTTTGCAGCCACATACACGGATTTTCTTTGCTTGGTTTTGCAGTTTATTTTATTTTTAGGTTTTCTGCCGGGAGTAATATCTTCTAGTAAAATTAAATCTGTCTTTTTCTTATGGAATAAAACCTTAAATTCTGTCTCGCCTGAATAATTACCCAGTACATGAGTAAGTTCACCATGTTTATTAAATACTGGTGCTGTATTTCGCCCATCGTCAACTAAAGAAAACCCACTAAATCCCATTTCCTTTGACATTGTTCGACATGCATCAATTTGGTGAAGATTATGTTTAAACTTAATAAATTTCCATGTAGCAACTCCACCAGCAGATATAAACATCTGGGCATTTTTAATAACAGTAGTCCACGATGTATTTTGCCTATATAGATGATGAGTATCTTCTAATCCATCTATACAAAATAAAACTCTTGCTTTATTTCTTGCCAGTTGTTGCCAAAATTCTTTTGACCTAGCAGATCCGTTGGTGCTAATGGTTATGATTAAATTAGGGTTGGAGTTATGAAAATATTCAACTATATCAGCACCTTCGGGATTCATAACAATGTCGCCAAAATTTCCATTTATCATTAGGCTTTTTAATTGTTGTAAAAAATTTAATTCAAATATCTTTTTAGCATGATCTAATGTTAGATTTATCTCAGGATATCCACCATTGTGTGGATAGCCCCAAAATGTTCTTGGACACCAAGGGCAACTGGCATTACATAAACTTGATATTTCAAGATGTACATCTTTTATATCGTTGTACGCAATCATTCTGATTTACTCTTTAGTCCTGCCAACATGCTTTTGAGTTTACTACTTTGTACTTCGGCACTGACTGTGGGTATGTCCAATCCTGTTCCGGGTCGGGCCTCGGGTCTAGGCAATGTTTTAGTATCGCCACGGATTTGATCCATGATACTGGCCTTGGGTGGCCCAAATCCGGTTTCGTTAGCATCTGGCCCGGGGTCGGTGATACGCATGGTTTCAATGTTGTATTCAAGATCAATCTTGTTGCCTACACCTGTACTCGATCTTGACTTCATGCACTGTATTTGATACTTGCCACGTTCACGCATAGCACGACTAGTAAAGATGCCAAACACATTATCTGCTGTATTAATTTTACTAATACCACCAGCAATATGACTATGGTCAAATTCTACTTCTTCAACTGCACTACGATTAAGTTGACTTGCAGTTACCAACAGTATGTTTAGTTCTTTGGCCAAGTTACGCAATTCTTCTGCCACATACTTGTCTTTGATAAACTGATCGTTAGGGTTAACTTTAACACTCACTGGCATCACTAAGTCTAAATAATCCACCATGACAAAGTCAACTTTTATTCCAGTTTGTATTTGTACTTCTTTTAAGTAACTACGAATATCGTTTACGTTACTTTGTGCTGGCAATGCTTTGACTCTATACTGTCCGGACTTTTTGCTTACAAGTCTAACCTTCATTGTGGTTGTGTCAATGTCTTTGCGTATGTCTTTTGTGCCAGTACCAGTTAACATTGCATCTGTTCTCAAACTTGTTAATTCTTCACTAAGCTCTAAAGTAATGTAAACACCACTTAAACCTGCTTGTAGCCAGCTGAGTGCTATGTTCATCATTACAAGACTTTTACCTGAACCTGAACCTCCGGCAAATATGTTTAGTTCACCTCTGCTAAATCCACCATACAATAGCCTATCCATTTGTGGCCAGCCTGTGCTAACTTGTCCGCCACTGTTAAAATACTTGTTGATACGTGCCGCGGGGTCTGCAAAGTAATCTGTTCCCATATCCTTTTGCAAACTAATTTGTACTGCATCCTTAATTAATTTTTCTACAGGATCATAATCACCTTTTTCCAACATGTCTGCGGCTTTTAAAATAGCACGTTCAAGTTCTTGACGCTTAGTAAAGCCTTCAAACTCTTGCATAAACCACTCATAGTGTCCTTCATTTAGTTCGGGTACTGGCCGTAGTTCTACTCCTGTTGTGGCTTTTATCTGCTCCAGCGTCGGCATAGTTTTGTGCGTGTCTGTATGCGTTTTAATAAACTCTGCAACTGCTCGTAAACTTCTATCAAAGTTCTCGGGATTGTAAATGTTTTGCACACGTACATAACTTGATGCATCCTGCATCATCATTTCTAAAAATAGTTTTTGTAAATCTGGTGTATATTCTTTTATTGTCATAGTTGATTATTTAATTTCTTCTTCATTAACTCAATTTTTAAACGACTTGTCTCTCGAGCTTCAAGTATGCTTTTTAACACAAACAATTTGCCATACTTGATCACTGCTGCATTGATATCTTTAAATGTGCCAAACCATAATGGAAAAGAGACGCTCCATCCAAATTCTTGTGCATCACTAACAAGCTTCATTCCTGCTCGGTCATAGTCAGGTACCACAATAACTTCCCGTCCCAAACTGTCAATTATGTCGGCTTGTTGCTCGCTACATTCATTGCTTAGTACCGCTACGCCATCTACGGCCATTGCATCTAGAGGGCCTTCACACACAATGACAAATTTAGCATTGGGCAACTGTCGGTCTGTGTTAAACACATAGTTGGCGTCGTATTGACTATAGTACTTGGGCTTGACTTGTGCGTCAAATGCTCTTGCCGTATATCCAATAATTTCATTCTGCCAAGTAAATGGAATTATAACTCGTCGATGTAAATTATACTGTTGTTCTGTGGTATAGTAGCACTCATATTTTTGTAAATCTATTGCACGTTGTGCCATATACAACACAGGCGCATGATGTGCTGGTGTATCGGCGTTGTCTGCTAGTTTATGAAATGTTTCCATTGCCATAAAACTCTGTGCTTCCGCAGGCAAAGGGCGGGGTTTGAATACAATCGCTTCTTTGTGTTCTTCCGGTTGATCGGGATCAACTAGTTCTTTAATACGTATAGCATCAATGACTAATCGCTTGACAGTATTGTCATCTGCTCCCAACCACGTTAATAGTTTACGGAACTTGTAGTTTAAATGTCTGCCGGGAGTATAGTTGGCAGTATAGTTGCAGTTAAAACAACTGTAGGATATAGCACCATTGGGATTGGTAATGATACCGCCACGTCCACGAGTGTCCTGCGTTTCGCCTCGATTGTGACAACAAACTGCATTGAAACTGATCCATCCCGACACCGAGTTTGTTTTCCTTTTTCCGGGAAGTAAACTGTTTACAGCATCAAGAATCGAATTAAGCATCCTACTATTATATAGGAAACTCGGAACAAGATCAAGTGGTTAGAATGTCTGTTTCCAAGTGGTGGAGTCCACTTTGGTCCATATGGCTTGGACGTTGCTCCAAGTATTAGTGGCGGTTTTGACTCGTACGTTGGCTAGATAGCTCCAAGTATTTGCGGCGGTTTTTACGGTTGTTCCGCCACTGGATACCATTTGATAAACTACATTGCCGAACGGCACTCCTAGTCCAGTTACTGGATCCCAATTTGAACTTGCGGCGTATCCGTTTGAGTAAGATACTGTAGCGTTATTTCCTGTAGTTATATCATAGTAAGCATTTAAGTTTCCGTACAGGATAGGATGGATAGCATTAGGGATAGGTCGGCGACCACCGTTTA